CGACCAACACGAGAGCACCCACCACAGCCACGGTGGTGATGATCCGGTTCTTCATGAGATCGATTATCACCGTGCCTGATTACGGGGAGTCAACGAACGCCGGTATATACCCGCTTTAGTTAGCCTCGGGACGTCTATGTCCGGAAGCCTCGCGTATGCCTTCGATGCGTGGTATATGGCCTACGATCATGATGTGATGATCCTCTGGTTCGTGGTGTTCGCGCTGGCGACTGCCCGTGCCACCCGGCTGGCCCGAGCGGACGAGATCTTCAGTCGTCCCCGGCGCTGGCTCATCACCCGCTGGGGCACCACCTCGAAGATGGCCTACTTCATCACGTGCCCGTGGTGTCTCTCGATCTACTTCGGAACGATGAGCGCGGTCGCGTTCGTCGCGCTTTACCGGATGAACTGGTGGTTGATCATCCCAGCCGCGCTGGCGTTCTCGTACACGGCTGGACTTCTCGCTCGGATCGAACAGGACTAATCCATGACCGAGACGCTGGAAGCCACCATCGCGGACGACGAGATCCCTTACGTCCTCACCGCGTCAGCGTTAAGAATGAACTTCGATGATGCGTCGTACTCGAACTACCGGTTCCGAGACGAGACGTGGCAACGGGAGTTGTGGCGCTACTACGACATCATCCCCGAGCTGCGATTCGCGGCCAGCTGGATTGGCAGCGCCTGCTCCAAGGTCGACATCTTCGTGGCCGAAGTGGACAAGCTGGGGCGGGTCCAGGGGCGGGCGAAGAAGAAGGAGATCGCAGCCCTCAGCGACACACTTCTCGGCGGTCCAGCCGCAAAGGCCGAAGCCATCCGGATGGCGGCAATCAACCTCACCATCGCAGGTGAGTGCTACATCCTGGGTAAGCCCGCTTCGAAGCCGGGCGTGGACAAAGACAAGTGGTTCATCCTTTCGTCCAGCGAAATACGGCGGGTCAAGGGTGGCCAGGTTTTCTGGGGCGACCGTCAGTACTATCAAGAGATTCTGGACCTGACCAAGTCGATGGTCACTCGGGTCTGGACACCACATCCCCAGAGGATATGGTGCGCGGACAGCCCAGCGCGAGCGTGTCAGGCGATCCTGCGCGAGCTGGAGCAGCTGACCAAGTACGTCTTCAGTCAGATCGACTCCCGGCTGGCCGGGGCCGGCATGCTGGTCATCCCCAACAACCTCGACTTCCCGGCTGAGGACGGGGTCACCACGGCGGGCGAGTCGCTGATGATGCGCATGGCTCAGGCCATGGCCGCGTCCCTCAAGGGCGACGGCACCGCGATGGCCCTGGTACCACTCATCATCGAAGCCGCGCCGGAGGACATCGAGCGCAGCTTCAAGCTGATTCAGTTCGCCTCCGAGCTGAGCAAGCAGGCCGTCGAGCTGCGCGACGAAGCGATCCGGCGCCTCTCGCTCGGCCTGGACATCGCCCCCGAGATCCTGACCGGCCAGGGCGACATGAACCACTGGTCGTCCTGGTTCGTTGACGAAGCAACGGTCAAGCTGCACGTAGAACCGTTGATGAATCGGCTCTGTGACGCGCTGACGACGGCGTACCTCGTCCCAGCCCTCAAGATCATGGGCCTCGATCCACAGCGGTTCGTGTACTCGTTTGACACGTCCCCGCTGACCATCCGTCCACAGCGACTCCAGGACGCACTGAACCTGTTCGACAAGGGCGCCATCGGGTACGAGGCTTTGCGCGTGGCTGGGTACTTCAAGGAGTCGGACGCACCGACCCCCGAGCAGCTGGCCACGGCGTTCGCCAAGGAACTCATGCTGCGTGACCCGAACCTGGCTCAGCAGCCTGGCTGGCGCCACCTCGCTGGCATAACTGACGAGATGCTTCCTCCCGCATCGTTGACGGCGCCAGTACCCAGTGGTGGTGGGATGGGTGGTGGCGGAGCTGGGGCACCTCCGCCACCACCGCCTCCGTCTTCCATCATGGACACCGGGATCGCGCCCACCCCGGACGGACTGGCAGCACCACCAGCTGGTATCACGGACGGCGGGATGCCAGGCGCTGGTTCTGGTGCACCGCAAGGCATCCAAGCCAGCTCAGCTGTTGAGGGCGCGCACGACATGGCCGTCATCATCGCTTCCCACGCGACCGTCCTGCGTGGATTGGAGCTGGCCGGCAACAAGCTGCGTACCCGAGCGACCTACAAGCAGCACCCGGATCTTGATAAGCACCGCATTCATACGGTCATCCCAGCGCGGGACCGGCTGCAAGCGGTGTCATTGATCGAGGGTGCCTGGAGTCATCTGCCCACTTTGCTGGGACAGTTCAATTCACACGTCAAGCCTATGGACCTGCGTCAGTCCCTGACGCGGTACTGCGCGGTCCTGCTGACCGAGGGCATCGAGCACGATCCGGTCACGATGATCAAACTGCTACGACAAGACGGGCATCTCAATGGCCGCGAGTCGTGACGCGGAAAGCTCTATCTACCGAGCAGCGAAAGCAGGTTTGACTCGGTGGCTTTCGGCTGCCCGTACAGCAGTCATGGCGCCGTTCAAGAACTTCCGCGCCACTCCAAATCCCGGTGGGCTCGACTCCGTCCTACCACTGTGGCAGACAGAAGTAGATCGCATTCTCGCAGCGTTGACACCAGCTCTGAAGGAAGGCTGGGCCGCTGCCCATATCCCAGGTGACTACGACCCGAATGATCCGTTCGTCCAGGCAAACCTCGCATTGACCCGGAATCTCCTGGTCCGCATTCCGGATGAGGTCCATGCCCTCATCGTCGCCAAGATCCTCGAAGGTTCGAATGCCGGGCAGACGATCGACCAGGTGGCGTCGGCGGTTGATGACGTGCTCACCTTCACCGGCTCCGAAAACTGGGACGCGCGTGCTCGCGTGATCGCTCAAACGGAAACCACCAGACACTTCTCCTCCTCCATGCTGGCCCACGGTCTACTGGCGGAGCGCCAAGACGGCACACCGATGACCAAGACGTGGGAGACGCAGACCGACGGGAAGGAGCGTAGCTCCCACCACGAGGCGAACAAGCAGACGCGCCCCCTGTCCCAACCGTTCACCGTAGGTACATCTCAGATGATGTTCCCGGGCGACCCGGATGCACCAGCCCACGAGGTCTGCGGCTGTCGTTGCTATCCCTCGATCAAGAAGGCGGGCTCATGACGCTGCGGTTCCGAGGGCTGTTCGAGCCCCACGAGGTGGCCACGGGCGACCGGCGGATGTTCAAGGCCAACGGCCTAACCAACCGCAACCTGCCGCTACCGTTGATGATGCGGTCCAGTTCGGGTGGCCACATGGGCGCCGAGGTGGTCGGCAAGATCACCAAGATCGAGTCGGTCAAAGGTGGCCGTAGCTACTCCGGTGACTTCCTGGACCCCAAGGAAATCCCGGTCGTACGCAAGGCGATCTACCTGGCTCGCCACAAGATGGTCGGCCCCAGCGTGGACCTGGACCGCTCGTTCACCGTGGAGCCTCGTCCACACTCAGACGGTAAGCCGATGGCCTACTTCACTTCTGGCAACGTGATCGGCGTGACGCTGGTACCGATGCCTGCCTTCGCGGACGTGACGTTCGAGGTTGAGGGCGACGACGAGGAGGACAAGGCTCTCGTCGCCAGCATCCTGGCCGAGGAGTTCGCGGTCAGCGGATCGAACTGGAGCGCGCTCCCGGTGGCTCCCCGTGACTACACGTACGACGCGGATAACGCGGTCAAGCGGATCGCGCAGTGGGCTGGAGTTGGTACCGCACAAGCGGATACGAGCAAGTACGCATCGATGTTCCTCTGGCGAGGGGGTAACCAGACCGGTGACAGCCTGGCCCAAGAAGACTTCCGGCTGCCGATCGGTGACATCATCAACGGTCAGCCGTACCTGGTCTTCCATGCCATCTACGCGGCTGCCGCGTTGCTGTCTGGCGCGCACGGCGGTCTTCCCAATATCCCCGAGGGCGAGAAGACTGCCCTCAAGGGCGTGATCAACCAGATCTACCCCAAGATGGCTCACGCCTTCGGGGACGAGACGATGCACTCCCCCTTCACGGGGGATCAGCAAGGAGGGCAGCAGCAGATGAGTCAGCCGGTCGAAGAGTTCGCCGCGAAGGCTGAACCGTACGGGGACGTGGAGTATGCGGACCCGGGGTACCGCGACAACAAGAAGCGCTACCCGATCAACGACGAGAAGCACGTGCGGGCAGCGTGGGCTTACATCAATGTCGCGAGCAACGCGGACGAGTACACCCCCGAGCAGCTAAAGGCTATCCGGGGGAAGATCATGGCTGCCGCCAAGCGTCTCGGTATCCAGATCAACGACACGTCGGGAAACATGAGTTCCCTTACCGTCGATCCGCTCCAGACGGAATTCGCAGTCAAGAGCGTCAGTGGCCGCGTTCAGAACCCACGTCCAGCGGCCTACATGTTCGCCAACCCGAATCTCAAGCGTGCCACGAAGCTCACTGTTGACGACGACGGTCACGTCTTCGGGCATCTCGGCAAGTGGGGCGAGTGCCATGTGGGCATAGGGGATAAGTGCGTTCTCCTGCCACGCTCGCGCACTGGCTACCAGCTCTTCAAATCTGGTCACGTCATCACTCATGACGGTCAGACTATCGAGGTCGGCAAGATCAGCCTGGGTACCGGCCACGCGCACCCCACGTACGGCATCGTCCCGGCCCGCGATCACTACGACAACTCGGGCTGGTGCGCAGCCGTCGTCAACATCGGCGAGGACCAGTTCGGCATCTGGGTATCGGGCACCCTGACCGACCCCTCGAAGGCAGACGAGCTACGCCGGTCCCCGCTGTCCGGCGACTGGCGCCGATACAACGGCAACCTCGAACTGGTGGCCGCGCTCGCGGTCAACAACCCAGGCTTCCCGGTATTCCACCAGCAGGAGAGCGAGGAGTTCTCCTTGGTGGCCGCTGGCATGGTGATCGAGGAGCCACCGGACGACGACCTGACCTTCGTCATTCAGAACATGGGTTCGGAAGTTCGCCAAGGCGCACCCATGGACCCGGCCCAGCTGTACGGCATCGTGGACATGGACGCGATCGAGGCTGAGGTCCGCGAGCGCCTGGAGCGCGAGCAGGCCCGCAAGCAGCGGCTGGCGGAAGTGCGTCGCATGGGTGACTTCGCGGCCCAGCGTGAGCGTGCTCGACGGCTCCACGATCTGCTGGGGCTGACCGCAGCGGCGCCCCCAGCTCCGGCACCTGGACCTCCGCAGGCAGGCTCGTCCCCAGGGGCGCCAGCTACGCAGGCTACCGCCACCGCTGGTCAACCGGCAGGCGATCCAGAAGCGGACCCATCAACACCCGGAATCGCTGAGGTTGATGATCCAGGCCGTGAGACGATGTTGGCACGGCAGAATTCGGGTGATTTCTACATCGTGCAGGAAGCACCCGAAGACAATCCTGACGCGACCGCACCCGACACGGGAGCGCAGCCCGCCCAGGCAGCACCGGCACCGACGGCAGCACCGCAACCCGCCCCACCGGCTCAGCCGATGGCCCAGTAGGAGACGTAGATGGCTCGGTTTTCGAACCTCTGGGATGAGGCGGAGCACCCCCGTGATCGGCTGGGACGATTCCGGAACAAGTGGAAGATCGGCGGTAAGGCTAAGGCCATCGTCGATGCCATCCTGGACCGGTTTAACCCCAAGACGTTCCCAGACTTCCAGCGCGCCAACAACTATGGCGTCGAGCGGGGCTGGTCGCGATACACGCCTGAGCAGAAGAGGTCGATTACCAGCTACGTCAAAGGCAACTTCAAAGCTGTCGATGCTGAGCTGAAGCAGGGCAAGGAAAGTCCCGAGTCCAAGGCCATCGACTCGGCGATGCACCCACTCGAAGACGATCTGATCCTCACTCGCTCATTCAGTCCAGAGCGATTCGGGCTAGCTGCTAACGATGCGCAGGCAGCGGAAGAACTGACCGGCAAGCTGATCGCTTCCAAGACGTACCAGAACGCCTGGATGGGGCCTGCCACCAACAACGGCGGTATCCAGCTGCACATCCTGGCCCCGCGCGGCACGCCAGCCGTGTTCTCTGGTGGTGCCGAGGTCATGATGAGCCGGGACCAACCCCTGCGCATTACTCGCGCCGAGCGGGTACCTGACGGTTCGGTTCGTCTGTACGCGGTCGCGGTGCCACACGGTACTGCCGGCAACATGCGCCCGAGCCATGACGTTCCTGGAGCGGTTCACGCTGGCCGAGTGGCGGGCAACGAGCCTGGTGTACCGCAGGAGAACATCCCCAACAAGCCGGGCGCTCCGAGTACAGCGATCCCAGCTCGGGAAGCTCCGAACCCACGCGCTGGCGAGATCACGCCTGCGGCCCCGCCACCTCGCGACCTTGGCGACACTCCCGGCGGGATCGAGGCTGATGGTCGTCCCAGCTGGACTCACGGTGGCCAGCCCATCGAGCTGCACCCGGCGACCGGTTCGCCCGGTGGCGGGGGAATTACGGCAAAGGCCGGAAATCAAACGCTTATCCAAGACGCGCCGGATATGGAGAGTCTGGCGGTAGAAGCCGATCGTGCTGGCCTGCCCGAGGTGGCTAAGTGGGCTCGGGCGAATCAGCGGTTCGTGAAGGGCTCGGATGCTCCGGCAGCGGGTCAGCGGGCAGCGGCACGAGCGGCGCTGGCTCGACAGGAAGCGAACACTCCTGCACCAGAGCCCAACGCCCCGAACGCCCCAGCACCAAATGCCCCGGCTGCACCTGCTCAACCGGAACCCAACGTTCCCCCGGCGGCCCCGGCGGCTCCAACCACACCGGCAGCTCCAGCGGCTCCCGCCGGTGCTGCCGCACCCACTCCAGCACCACCTCCGGCGGCACCGAATGCTCCGGCAGAGCCCGCGCCTCTTCCGACTCCGGTCGAGCCTGCTCCGACTCCGCCCGCTCCTCCGACCCCATCGTCTTCTCCTCAGGTCCCCGTCGATATCAGTCAGCCCGTACCGGCGGACGCTACCCCGGAAGTACGGGCCGCGCACGCCGAGGCGCTTCGCAAGGCTGGCGAGGATGCGGCTCGCCAGAACCCGCCCGCACCGGCACCAGTGAAGACCGCTGCTCGCGCAGCTCGGGTGAAGAAGGTGCTCGCGCCAAAGGCGACTAAGGCGGCTCCGGCACCAGTGGCAGCACCACCAGCTCCCGTGGCTACTGAGCCGCCATCCACCATGCCCGCCAAGAAGGTGGCCAAGAAAGCCGCTGCCAAGGTGACCGCAGCCGAGAAAGCCGTTCCCGAGAAGGCGGTTAAGAAGGTTGCAGCCAAGGCTGTTAAGGCTGCCCCAGAGCCAGCCAAGGCAACTACTGCGGCTCCAGAAAAGGCAGTCAAGAAAGCAGCAAAGAAAGCTGTCAAGGCTGCTCCGGAACCAACCAAGGCAACTACTCCGGCGGCGCCAGAAAGGGCAGTCAAGAAGGTTGCTGCTAAGGCAGCCCCGGCTAAGCGCGTAGCCAAGCCGAAGCTGACCCCGGCTCAGGAGGCACAGCAGAATGCTGAGCACGACGTCGCGAACCGCGAGCAGCGCAAGATCTGGTCGGATGCCATTCCGGGTGGCGAGCCGAAGGATCTCCGCGAGCTAGAGAAGACTCAGCTCGACCAGACCGCTGAGTTCATCCGGACCAAGAAGTGGTCCAAGAAGCGGGCTGTGGAAGAGCTACGAGGCTTTGCCCGCAACCGGAGTGACACTCATGCGGCGTACCTGAACAAGGTCGCGGACTTCCTGGAGACGCAGCCTCGCGCACCGCGCAAGGCTACGGTCAAGAAAGCTCTCGCGGTGCCGAGCGTTGACCAGCTGCGTGGCATCAGCAACTCCGAGGAGCGACTGAAGGCGCTTGATGGCCTGGACGTGGCTTCACTCCGCAAGATTGCCAGCGAGGCTGCTGTCCCTGGCCGGTCCAAGCTCACCAAGGAAGCCTTGAAGAAGGCCATCTCTGATCACCTCGGGGCAACCAAGGCCGAGGCGCCAGCGAAGGCGATCAGCAAGGCGGCCAAGAAAGCTGCCGTTCCAGCTAAGGCAGTTGCCAAAAAGGCTGAGGCTCCGGCTAAGACGGTTGCCAAGAAAGCGGCGAAAGCTGCGCCGGAAGCGCCTACTGCGGAGGCTCCGGTCAAGGCAGCCGCCAAAGCTGTCAAGGC